CTTGGTATGCTTGAAATTGACTGTTAAATGTAGCAATCTTGGTCATATCATCTGCCCAATAGATTGCCCACTTATGTGAACCAAATACACCCTTTACTTTGATGGGGTTGTCGATACCAAGTGGATAGGATTTCATAGTGGTTGTGTGCTTACACTACTAGGACACTTTAGAGGCTTCAGTTACTATCACATGCCATTCATAAACTCATGCAGTTCAGCATAATACTGTTCTTCAGTTTCAAACTTGCGACCGTAGATTTCGCAAGGAAATGTTTTCTTTTGAAACATTGTTGATGCCACGCTGACATCTTGTTCGTCGTAACCCATTTCGATTAGGGTTTGGATGTAGGGATTAGTGTTAGTCATACAACTGAGACACTTTAGAGGCTTCAGTTACTTACGCTTACGCTTTTGCAGTTTAGATATAAAGTTCTTTGCACTTTGTTTGTCTCTACAAGTCTTCATCTTACCGCTATCATATACTACCACATATTTCTTGGAGTTTGCAACAGGCACCGCAGCAATACTCCAATCTTCACCAACAACCCAACCAACACATGGTTGGGGTTCTAGTATGCTACTATTTGTTGGTTGTATCATCGACGCACCACAGAATCCAACAGTTCACCCTGCTCAAACACAATATCAACGCACTTCTGAAGTGAGCGAGCAGTGGAAACACCGACGTTTGAGTATACAGGAACCACACAGAATCCATAGGTTTTCTGTGGAGCAAGACGCAGAACTCTGCCGATTGATTGAACCATCTCAATCGTATCCATGTTACGCATGAACACAACACTATCGAGCATTGATACATTGATGCCCTCAGATAGGATGCTGCGATGTAACACAACAAACTTTTTGTCAGCATCACGACCCCAAGCATTTAGCGTGTTGAAGAACTCTTCACGCGATACTTTGACGCCATCAATAACAGCACCAGTCTTGCTGGTAATATACAAATAAGAGTAACCACGTTCAGACAACTGATCAGCAAAATCAGTCATAAAGATAGTAGTCAACTGCTTGGTAGTCTTGGCACAAACCAACACTTTCTTGTTACCAATATCATCAATAGTGGTAAGAATGTTGTTAGACTCAAGATGTGGTGTCAGGGACTTTTTGTCCACTTTGTCCATCTCAATCACACGAACTTTAGGAGGTGCGATGTAACCACCGTCAACCAGTTCAGGTGCAGAAACTCGACAAATAATGTTACCATAGACATCAACATCGTTCATGCCCGGTTTAGCAATAGTGATCGAAGTCTTGCGCGTTGCAGTGAAATAGTAGCAACGATCTGCCTTCTTAGAGAAATACTCAGTCGCAGGGAAAAAGTTACGCTTTACAGAATTATGTGCCTCATCAAAGTAAATCGTATCCACATCAATGCCAGACTCCATCACACGACCAAGAGAATTGTAGGTCGTGAAGATGATAACGTGCTCACGAACAGTTTGACACATATCAACAAACAATTTGATACGATCAGACTTAGTAGTGCTGAAATGATGTGTTTCGCCACTGTGAACGTGCAGCACATTTGCATTAGTAATATGCTCAAGATACTCGGAAGAGAGTTGCTCTGCCAACAGAATACGAGGAGCAACAACAACAATCGTGCGTGGCACATTGATACTGAAACGACGCATTGCATCCATGATAGCAATCAACGTCTTGCCGCCACCAGTAGGAACAATGATCTGACCGATTGCACTAGAAAGCATTGCATCAAGTCCACGCTGTTGATGCGGTCGAAGAGTGATAGTCATGAGGTAGTGTGTTGTATTACTAGGACACTTTAGAGGCTTCAGTTACAGTATCTCGCCCCGCATTTGTGCAAGTTTAGCAACACTATAGCACTCTAGGATAGTATATGCAACCTCCCCAGATACCATATTCTCATCACAGAAAAACTCTACAGAGTCCTCAATTAGTTCGATGAGTTGCTGATGCTTTTCAGTGGTGATGTTCATGAGTTGTTAGTAGCGAAGTTTGCGTGTGAGAATACCTCACGATTGACGAGTTTGAACATGCCAAACTCATTGGTGCGGACATAACCCTCACCGGCACATTGACGATTGCCAATGTATGCTTTAGGACCGTTATTGCGACAGAGTTTGAGCATGTCCTCCTTGATAGATTTGATGAGGAACCAGTAACTAATCAGGCGAGAGTTGTCAAACTCATCAGGGTTAATCTCACGTCCCTCACGAATACACTTATTCAGTGCAATCTTGAGTGCTTCAGCATCAAGTGGGTCAGCAAAATTTACCAGTTGTGCCATCTGACGGGCAAAACCAATAATCTCACTAAATCGATACTTATCAGCAACTTCCCAGCAGTTAGGTTGCACAAACTTGACATATTCAGTGTCATTGAAGAACTCCATACCCACCATATCGTTGATAGTGTAGGCATCTTTGAGTTCTCCATCAGTAGCATACAAAGTATGTGGTGCTACGATGATAGTTTGCTCAATCAGTTCAGGAAACACATAGGTCACAGTATTAGGAGTGAAAGTATCTTCACCCTGACCCCAACCTAAGAAGTCACCTTGAACAATCCCATCATACTGAGGCAGGAAGGTGAGACAATCATGAAGGATTCGTGCAACCTCACCCTCATAAAGGTCATCAATCTCCTGATGAGAATGTGCAATCTTGATTTTTTTCTTGTTGAATACTGATTTAGTACCAACAAACTTTGTGTCAGTAGCAGGATCGGTTCCCCATACAATAGCAGGTTTGCCGTCCATCTTTACAGACATTTCAGAGTTAGCAAGGAACCAACTCAGAACAGATAGATCTCCAGAGAGAATAGAATCTTCTGGATGTTCGAGGTGAGTGTTCTTCATACTATTAGGACAGTTTAGAAGCTTCAGTTTTTGATAAGTTCAAGAGTTTCAACAATACTAGTCATACAAGAACGTGAATAACCAGTTGCATAGGGATAACTATTCTCAACATTATCAGAACAACTATCTACACCATGGCAGACAGCAATACTTTCCTTAAGACTTTCAATCATGAGGTCAATGACGTATTCGTCAACTTCAAAGGTTTTTTTCATAAAATCGTGTGCTTACACTACTAAGACACTTTAGAGGCTTCAGTTAAAGAATTCTAGAACACCTATTGATTCACCAAAGGCATAATCATAGGTGAGTGCATCATGACAAATAAAATGAGGGTGATCAACTGTCACATTGAGATTCTTACACATTTCTGCATGATTATCAGGCATAAGTTCTACGGCATACAACATATTGTTCAGAATATGATCAAGATCATGATATTCAAGCAATTTATCCCGTAAAGCAATCATAAAGTTACCCGAACCAGCAGAATTATCTAAAAATGTTGAATTAGGATCTTTTAGACGTTCTTCTGGCAAACTATTCACCATCTCACGACAGATTTCAATAGGTGTGAACACTTCTTGAGTAACTTTGATGCGTTCATCACTTCTTTCAATCGAAGACCCCACTACCTGATTGTGTTTGTTTTTGGTATTCTTCGACGATTTCTCCTTTTGAGACATGATTTCTTCCATTTGTGTTTTTACCAATTTCAGTAAGAGTTTGCTCTAGTGATACAAGTTTTTCTACAACAGTTTCATCTTTTGCACCAATAAAGAAATGATCAAGACTATCACCTTTCTTTGGTAGATACTTTTCAAATTCAGACCGAATCATACGACCAGCATTACCAGAACGAATGATAACAAGATCAACACGACGAGTGCCATTTACAACATTCTTGTAATCAAGAAAATCAAAATCTGAATGACTGGTAGTGATACTAATCTTTTGCTTTGGAGTATCACCTAATCGCCACTCTTGAATCGCAGCATGAATACCAATAGGGAAAGTACCAGGAGCACAGTCTTTATCAGAAACACACTTTAGATATGGGTTATACTTAATGATTTTGTTCTGACTAGCACTCTTACGTAAAGAAATAGGCACGATTTGAAGAATCATACCATCATCTTTCAAG